CTTGCTGGGAAAAGACCCAGGAAGAAGGAGGAACCATACAGGCGATCAGTGAGATCGTCCATATGGGTGCAATCGGAAAGAAGGTCCCTAAACGAGACCTCTTCTCCGGTAGTGTCGTCGGAGAAGTTGAATACTCCTCCGAGGATACCGGTACGTACATCTTCTGGGCTTGCCTAGACGAAGTACTTAAGGCCAGCCCTGATGAAATTAACATGGCTGCCCTTGTGATGGTCTCCGAGCCGGGAAAGGCTCGGACGGTCACCAAGGCCACAGCAGCACTAAAGATTGTGCTGGATGTGGTAAATAAGATCTGTTCTTGGCCCCTGACCAAGATAGAGTCTTCTTCCAGTGGTATGGCTCGTGCAAGCCATGCATGGAACTCCTTCAAGAAGTCGTTTACGTCTTCTGGAAAGGATATCAGTTTCGATCCTCTTCGCGAAGAGGTCGTCACTGGACCGAGTGGGGAGCGGATTAAAACCACTACCTACCGGGACGTGTTCATGTCGTCAACAGACTACGAGAACGCGACTGACGCGATGCATCATGGAGTTGCTTCCATGATATCGCGGTACTGGATGAAGAGGTGCGGCATTCCGCCTATTCTCCAGATGATTGTTCAGAGGACATGTTACCGTCCCCGGCCAATCGTGTTCGAAGCGCGCGGCCCAATGGCTGCGTACGGCGAACCGTGGGACAAGGAGAGCCCTTTCTCCAATCCCCACTATATCATGCTTCGTAAGGGGGTCCTGATGGGAGACCCTCTCACGAAGCCCGTTCTTCACCTGGTAAATATCCTGGTGAGAACGGTCGGAATGCACTATTCCGACCCGAGTTTCCAAGAAAAGATTTTTGGATTTTCGGGGACCACAGTATCGAAAGTTGTCAAATCGATGCTGCAGTCTGGGGTTCCAAACCCCGTTCTCCAAATGTTTGGAAGTCCAAGCACTTCGGAGAAAAGCGAGCCATCTGAAAAGATGGGCCCGCTCGCCGCTCTACTGGAGGAATATCCGGTGGACCCGACGATCGTCGATCCGGTAGTCTCACTACCGGAATCAACGTCACACAATGTCCATCAGGTCGACGGGCAACGTGTTGTCGAGATCAATCCCACACTTACGTGGGACTGGCTCGCGGGGCCTGGGCAGCAAAAGCTTGCTGTTCAGACTGACCCCAGCGCGGTCGTACAGCCCGCGCTTACCCGGACCTTGAGTTTTAAAAACTCAGCGGTACGGGCGGCCCTTGGTGAGGATGAGCATCGTCACCAAATGGCTATCGCATTCGG